ACAATCTGAGTAGCAGCATTCTTCTGATTAGCGTCCACTACGATTATTGCTCTTCGTCTTGGCCGCTCCTCTGCCCAATCCACAAAAGTATTAATGTGGTGGTCACGCAGGGCTTGGTTAATTTTTCCTTTTCGGCCTCGATGATCCTCACCCCTTAAAGCAATCGATTCTTCAGGAGAAAACATGAATCGTTTAAGCCAAAGCCAATCCTCAAACATACTTTTTGCAGATTCATCATCCCATATGGCTACATGCTTCATACATTTCTTTTCCCTTTGACTCCAACTCTTCGGATCAAGAATCATCTTTTCTTTGATATGCTGTAAGCCTTCTTGCTCAGTTTTAAAGCGCATTATATCTCCTTAATGAATTGCATATTTTGTGTTAAGCCCATCTTCATTGTTTGTTGGAGGCTCTTCACCGTTATAAACAATGATCTCCGCTACATCGATTTGACTGCAATAAGTTCCATCTCCGCGTGAACCTATGGTAAACCCATCCGCATTACCTGCTCCGACATTTCCTGAAGCAATGGAGCTACCATTGTACCGAAAGTCAGAAGCCGCTCCCTTGTACGTAGCTGTATAAATTCCCCAACTTCCTACAGTAGCCACATTACTTACTGTTAACGTCGTCCCAGCATTCATTTTCCACACATTTCCTGTGGCTGACTGGTGAACCGCCATCTTGAGATTATTTGTACCATCAATGAAACAATCGTGTAAATTGCTTGCCACAACCCTTATAACGAAAAATACTGTCTCAGTTTGCTCCAAGCCTAATGCTGCCGCAGCCATTGTATCATCAGTACCCTCATATCGAACTACTGGTAAGGTGGTGTTTATTTCATTAGTTTCGTAGGTCGGCTTTTTGTCTGCATCAGCTTGCACTAAATCATTCCCATTTCCACTCTGATCAGGCCAAGTTCCAACCGGATCACCATCTTCAAGCCCAATTATAGTATTGGCAGACCAATGAGCAACAGGAGTGCCAGTGGGGGCGAAGCCTGCCTCAACCGCTTCGAGCGAAAGCCCGCAGTCCGCAATGACTTCCGCAGCGGCCTCGAGGGGAAGCTTGGGATCCTCGGTGAACCATGCGGCGGCCTCGAGCGGAAGCTTACAGTCCGCAATCCCGAATAATCCCTCAGCGGTTTCAAGCGAAAGCCCGCAGTCCGCAATCCCGAATAATCCCTCAGCGGTTTCAAGCGAAAGCCCGCAATCCGCAATCTCAAGGCGCAGGCTTGCCATCACGATCAGGTTGATTTCATAGCTGTAAATCTCCTGGCTGTGCTGAGCCCAGAAAAGATTCCGGCGGTATTTAAACCCGCCCGGCCTTGCAAACCGCACGCGCCATATATCGTAGCCGTTGGTGAGGAAATACTCCCCGTCCGCTGTTTCGTGAATGGTCCTCAGATCCGCCACGGTGTCCGCGCTCAGGGCGTCGCTGTCGGAAAAGGAGATCCTTTGATCCCCGTCCACAACCCCGAAATCCTGGATAACCACACCCCCCAGGGTTTGTATCACAGCCCCGCGCCCGATCTCCCCGGCCATGAGGTCATAGGCGGCATTGCCCAGGATCGGCACCTGGTCCAGAACCACCAGGGTCTCCGGGGCCGGGTCCGCGTTTGCCGGGTCGGTTGTAGGCTCTATATCGGTGCTGTAAAATGCAAAATCAGGCATGTATTAGCCGTTCAAAGGTTCAACGTTCAAAGGTTCAGGGGTTGACCCTGCCTTCGCCAGTTCCCTGTCCGCCGCCCTGGCCTTGTCCCGGGCCGCCGTCCGGGCACGGCTGGTCATTTGCGCCGCCCCTCTGCCCGCCGGGCATTCCGTTTCCTCCGCCCCGGCCGTCATGGGGCCGTGGTGCTCCGCTGGGGTTTGTTTTTGTATCTGCCATAATAATAGTCTCCTTTCAATCGGTGAACGGTAACCGGTTAACGTTTCGACAATCCCATCTTAATGAGCTCCGCCTCGAATTCCTTGACCATCGCCCTGGTTACCCTCCTGTCTCCCATCACCGCCAGCGGCATCTCTGTGCCGCCCGCCTGAAAGCGTATGGTCATGGTCTCGCCGGACGTGCCCGGCACGGCACCGCCCGTTTGAAACGCATAGTGCGGCGAGGGCATCGCGGGCATTGAGATGTTGGACATCAGGCCTCCTATCCGGGCGCGTACCATATCGGCCAGATCCAGCTTCATGGCGTTGAGCGCCTGGAACAGGCCCGCCCCGTATTTTTTCACCGCTTCCTTGCGGATCACAAACTCCCCGGCCTCGAGCAGAGCGCGTATCCGGTCGCCCCCGCCGTACCCGGCGAGTCTCCCGCCCAGGTCGAGGCCCTCCAGGGCGTAGGCCCCTACGGGCCGGAGGCCCGCCAGCCCACCCGCCTTTTTTTCTTCAACCGTTTTGTGATGGGTAACGACATATATATGTTTGATAGCCTTCGTGTTAATAAATTTATTAATTGCATTCTGGGCCGCCTCAAGGCCCCTCAGCGTGATTTTTACATTGGCTTCCCGTTCCTTGGCAATCTCGTCCAGCTGTTTTTTTATGCCGTTGGCCGTGGCCGTCCATTCGTCCCTGGCGCTCGCAGCGGCGTCCCGCTGCTTGGTATAGAGCTCCTGGACGAAATTGCCCACCTCGGTAACGCCGTTGATCGCCACCTTCTTGGTGTCTTCCAGGGACTGGACCACCACGTCCTTGCCGCCCTCGCTTTTTTTGACCTCGGTTGCGAGATCGGCATACAGGCTCTCGGCGTCTTTGGCCAGCTTTTCCGCAAGCTTGTAATCGCCCCTGGCCATCGCCTCCCTGGCCGCATACAGCTTCTCCTCGGCCTGGAGCTTTTTGTCGGCCCAGATCTCGGCCTCCTCCAAACCCTTGCGGCCCAGCTCGCGGAGCTTGTCTTCGGTGGAGAGCCTGGCGTACTTGATCTTGTCTTCCCAGGCGATCACCTTCTGGGCGTAATCAGCGGCCTGCTTTTTCGCCTCCTCGTAGGCCTTTTTGGCCTTCTTCTCGAACTCATCGAGCTGCTCGGTTATGTCCTCCACGGCCTTCACCGGCTTTTCCATTTCCACGGCCGCGCCCGAGGCGGCCTCGCCTACCTTTTGATAATCCGTCTGGATCTCTTTGAGCCGGGCGTTGACCCCAATGAGTTCTTTCTTTGCCTTTTTCGCATCCTCGGTCGCCGTGCCTAACAGGGTTTTTTTCTCTGCCCGTGTTTCGAGTTTGGCCTTGAGCGCCGTGTAATATCCCCTGGCCTTGGCCAGGCTCTGTATCAGATCTTTGAGATCCTCCTGGGCAAACTCGGTGATATCGCCCGGCACTTTCAGGAATCGGAATCCCTCATATTTCCTCATGAGCCGGTCAGAGTTTTCCCTGAGCCGGTCCTGGGACTCCCTCATGGCCTTTTGCGCCTGGATCGCCCCGTAGATTTCCTTGGCCAGCGTGGCCAGCTGGTACGAGGTATAGAGTATGGACGCGGCCAGGCCCGCCTTCATGAGAAGGCCGGTTGCGGCAAATTGTGCGTTTAACGAACCAACGGCTGCCTGGGCAGCCCCCGCATGAACAATAAGTCCTTTGAGGCCCGATACCATAGATGCCAGTCCCAGCTTCCAGATGATAAACGCGCCTGCAGCGGCTGCCAGGGTGGCAACGAGTGACTTTGTCACCGGATCCATCTTTTCGAACGAATCGATCAATTCCCGTATTGCCCTGGCCGTAGGCAGCAGGCCCTTGGAGGCCAGGGCCCCCGCCGAGATAATTAGATCATCGATCTCGTTTCTGAAGAGCTTCATCTGGTTCGCCGGCGTGTCTTTCATTTTTTCGTTGGCCTCAGCCATCGCTCCGGCGGAGTCCGCCATCTTGTCCAGGGTTTTGGTGAGATCGTCGAAATTGTTGATCAGGGCCAGAACTCCGGTACGCGCCTCAACGTCCGGAATAAGGAACCGCATTTGTTTTATGTCTTTATGTAGACCTTTTTGCCGGATCGCGTCCAGGGTCGGGATTAGCCCTTTCCAGGTGATCCCGAGCTCGTCGAACTTTTTGCTTGCCTCAGCCGTGGGAGCGGCCATCGCATTGATCGCGCCCTTGAGCGCGGTCATGGCCTGCGGCGTGCGGAGGCTGCCCTTGGTCATGGTCGCAATGGCAGCGGAAACATCGCGGAACTCCACACCCGCCGCCTTTGCCGTGGGCAGGACCTCGCCTATGGACTGGGCGAGCTGGGGAAACGTGGTGACCCCGAGCTTGACGGTTGTGAACAGGATATCGTAGACCTCTTCCAGCTCGTCGATTGACTTGCCGTACGCGTTGATCACCCCTATCCCGGCGTTCGCGGCGGTCTTGGTATCAGTGACGCCGGCAATCGCGGCCTTGGCGGATAGTGCTAAAACCCCGATTGATTTTTCCAGGGCCACCCCCGCGGAAAGGATATCGTACTGTGCGGCTGCGAGCTCCGAGGCGCTCTGGGGGATCTCCTTGGTCATTGCCCGGATCTCATCGGTCAGGGAGGCAAACTGCTCCTTGCTCACGTCGATCAGGGTGTTGACCTCTGCCATGCGCTGGGAGAATTCGCTGTAGCGCTGGAAGGATTTGATGACCGCGTATCCGGCCCCTGCCAGGGCAAGCAGACCGGCCTTTGCCTTCTTCATCTCCCCGGCCCAGTCGCCCGTCTCTCTTCTCAGCTCGGCGGTCTTGTTCTTGAGCTTGACCTTGGCCTGGTAAAGCTCGGCGCTCGACACGGTGCCCGATTTTTTAAGCGTGTCGTAAGAGCCCCGGAGTTTGGTAAGCTCGGCCCGGATCTCCTTATAGGGCCGCACCCCCAGTGCGGAGCGTGCCTCCATGACCTTCCGGGCCTCGGCTGCGGACTTTTTTGTCTTGTCCAGCTCGCCCCTGGTCTTGCCGAGCTCCTGTTTGGTGCGGTCCTTGGCCTCGACACTTATTTTGACTTTGCGGTCCGCCATTGCTCACGTCCTGTCCGGAGGCTTGAGCCACCGGACACCCTCTTCGATCGCCAGGTTAAAAAAACTCCAGCCGTAATCCCACGCCTGCGCGTGTCCCATCATGATCAGCCGGCAGACTGCTCTTCTGATTTCTGCACTGCCAGCGCCGCCCGCCCGAGGTTTGCCAGCCTTTGCATCAGGCCGGCAAAAGTAGGGTTTACTTCCTCCGCCGCATCGATCATGGCCTCGATCTCGGACGGGGCATACTCGGCCAGTTCCTCGATCGTCATGCCGAGGCTCACTGCGAGGGCACTCGAGGGAAACCGGTCCGGAAACAGCATGTCGATATCGCTGATCTCCGCGTCTTCCTTCAGCGAGTCGGTTATCTGTACGATCTCTCGGACCGTGAGCTCACGGGCCGTAAATTTCTTATCGCCGATCTTAAACGGCTTTTCCTTTCTACTCATGGTGCCTCCGCTACGTCGTTACATCGTCTCGACTTTGTAATACTCCTGGCCGCTGGCCTGGTCGCTGTCTTTGAGCACCGTGCCCGTAACCGCGAGCACCGAGGCGCCCTCTCCGATCAGCGGGAACTCGCCGTTCAGCAGGATATTGACCTTGTGAAACGTCCATCTCTGGCGCACGCCGTTGTCGTCCTTATCGCTCACGAAGATCAGCTTGCGCTCCACCGATCCCGCGGACATTCCCCATATATAGCTGCGCTCCACTGCCTCGTAGTCATAGGAGATCACGTCCGTGTCGATGATAGCCCCGCCGCTGAGCTTGCGGATATACCCGTAATCCGGGTCCAGGCTGTAATCCGTGCCCTGTACGCGGCGCTCCGTTCCATCCGCCTTGGTAATCACCACGTCCTCGAGGGTTTCGATGCCCGTAGGTGTGATGTAATTTGTGTCCGGGGTCTCGGCTACCTGCTCGCCTACTTCGAACGTTCCGGACACGTTTACCAGCTCGATGTATCCGGCCGCCTTAAACGCTATGTCGCCCGTGGCTTCAGAGGTGCCGCCCGTCACTGTGTCGCCCACCGCAAGCTCTCCGGTGATCGTGCCGGTCAGCTTGGTTGAAAAGACATTCAGCTTGCCCAGATCTATGTACAGATCGTCTTCCAGGTCCACGTCCGTGCCGATCGCGTCCTGATACACATAGCTCGCGGCCTGGTTGTCGGTGTTGATCGCCGAACCGAGCAGGGTCATCTTCAGGTTCTCGTTCGTCATTTCCCGGAGCCCGAAGGTAAGCACCGCGTCCCGCTCCGTCTCCTTTTCGATGATCGTAGCCCTGGCCGCGTTCCGCGTGCTTTTGAGCTTTTCGATCGTGACCGTAAGGGCGAAATTGATATTCTCCAGCTCGCCCAGGTCATCGAACGATTCCTCTCCCACCTCGCCGGCGTATGTCCTGCCGGTGCCGTAATAGCGGATATTGTCCGCATCTGATGCTAATGGCATAATAACCTCCTTTTTTGGGGTTCAAGGTTCAGAGGTTCAATGGTTCAGGGGTTTAAGATTTTAACCCGGAACCGTGAACCGTGAACGTGGAACCTTTCAGGTTTTTATCGTTTTAAATTCATACCTTGCCGCATAAAAACACAGCCCCTTCTTAGGCGCCAGGTACAGCGGCGCTGCGGAGCGCAAGAGCATGACTCCTGAGCTGTGGATCTTTTTCCTGTGCAGCAGTGCCTCGGTCAGCTCCAGGATCTCGTAGACTCCCATGCTCGTGGAATCCCCGCGCCTCGAGGCCTCCGTTCCCCGCAGGTTGCGGTCGCCCACCAGGAGCATAATGCCTATATCCTCCTCGTCGTAGCGGTCCTTGCGCGTGAGCGCCAGGCCCGTGGCCACCACGTACACACAGGGAAAAAGCAGCGTCATCCTCGCCAGCTCCTCGATGTCCTCCGCCTCGGCCTGGCCTGCGTAAAGATCGAGGGTCTTGACGCCCTGATCGCGCAAAGGCTCCAGCGTAGCGAGAACAACCTGCTCAAGCTCCTCAAACTCGTGCATTACTTGGACCCCTTGATAATTCTCAGGGCAAACCATAGCCGCTGCCTGAGCGGCAGGTGCCCGATCTGCCCGACCATCGCCATAAACCGTTTATCCGCTGCCTTGCGGGCAGCCCGCCGGATCTTTTTATGGATCCTTTCACTCATCAAAACCCGCTCATCTTGTCGCGATCGAAGATCCGGGTATTGGACGAGACATTAACCGTATCCCGCGTATTTGCCGGGGCCGGCGTTGCAGCACCCAGCCTGATCTTTCCGTCCCTGACAGCCTCCAGGAAACGGATAGCCTCCTTATGCCGGTCCTTTCTGATCTCCGGCGCCGTATCCCCGCGCCTGGAGAAGAGATTGTAGATGGCGATATCCACGCCGATCTGCCGGATCTTGTCCGGTACCGGCGAAAGAGGAATCGTGTACCTGCCCTGGCAATACGAGTCGATCGTTGCGTCCGCGTCCTCGATCGCGCGGGTCACCACGTCCTCATCGATCGCCGCCCCGTCCGGGTCCGTCAACTGGATGAGAACGCTCTCGTCCACCTGGTCCAGAATGTCGTCCTGGTCGCAGTAGGCCATGTTATTCCGTCTCCAGGATCTGCCCGCTCAGCTTTTCCGCGAGAAGTTCCTGCAGCTCTTCTTTTTTGGCCTTGGGCGGAAACTCCACCTCCATCTCTTCCAGCCGCTCTTTTATCTCCCGCACTGTCAGCTCGGGCCTGCCCTCCGCAGCTTCAGCGGAGGAGGGTTCCTCTATTCGAGTTTCCGGTTTCGAGTTTCCAGTTTCAATCACTTCCACCGTCAGCTTTGGCTCCGCCTCCAGAACCTTTATCTGCTCCGGGCTGAATTTATCATCCGGGTACTCGGTCGTGCCTTTCGGATGGGCGACCCTGCAGCGCCGGAAGTTATGCTGTTTGCTCGTTATTCGAATCATGATATCCTCCGTATTGATTTAGGGATTTAGGAATTGAGGGATTTAGGAATTCCTCAATCCCTGAATTCGCAATCCCTCAATTTTCGTTTATTATCATCCCTCTCCGGTGCTGCCGTAGCTCATCTGCCAGAGTCCGTATCCTCCTGCCGCCCTGGCCTCGGCCCCGAAACGGAATTTCTTGCGCATGAATACACTATCCGTTTCTTCATTAGTCTGTTCCACGAAAACCGGCTTCTTCCGCTCCTGATAAATAAAGGGCTTCAGGGGCCTGTTCGTCACGTGCAGCATCCATTGCGTTGAACTGGTCAGCCTGGGGTTGACGAGCAGCTTGGCCGTGCCGCGATAAGGGTTCGGAGACTCGTCCGTGAGCTTCTCATTCTCCAGGAGCAGCTTGCCCATAGCCTCCAGGGCCGGTCCCACCTCGAGCAGGTCCGGAATCAGGGCCAGGGGCCTGCCCTCGTCATCGGTGAAGCTCATGACGGCCAGCCGTCCGGCTCCGTAACTGGCGGCTGCCGCTGCCGTTGTGGCCGCGGACAGGGCCGCGGTGCCCAGGTTGCTCGCGCTTCCCTCTCCCACAGGGTGGTCATCGTCATAGAAATACTGCCCGTCGTAGCAATCGCTCGCGAATGCGTTATTTTTGAGATCCGCATCGATCTCGTCCGGGAGCTGCCTGGCGCTGAACCCTGCGTCCCGCGCCTGGGGCTCGTACATGCCGATATTGTCGTCATCAATATCGTTTCTGTCCACCTCGACCGTGGCCTCCCAGTCCTCGTTGACGACCGTGTACTTGAACGCCGCGAGGGCCTTCATGACTTTATCCCCGAGCCATTTCCTCATCTTGGGGAACCGGCTCAGCCAGGCGTAATCGTTCTGGCCGGAGCCGCTCGGTACGAGCATGGTGGTCTGCTGCCACAGGCTCGGGGCCTCGTCGAACGCCTTGTTGAAGGTGGTTTTCAGGTTTATGAAAACCGCTGTTAAATTTTCTCTGTTGACTATCATGGCTCAATCCTCCTTTTAATTTGTTGTCTGTTGTCCGTTGTCCGTTGTCCGTCGAAAAACCGTGAACCGTGCCTCCGGCCCGTAGGGCCTACGGCCCGGCGGGAACGGTGACCGTTTCTTGTTTACGATGTCAGCAGCTTCTTCTGGTACTCGATCCACGCGGCCAGCATGATCACGTCATCGGTACCCAGGGTGCCGTCCTTGGGCTGGATGGTCAGCTCCAGGGCCGCCGGGTAGGCTGCCAGGTTCGCCAGGGCCAGGGTGAGGGTGACGTGCTGCACGGTCTTACTGGTTTCATCCCCGACCATAGCGTCCGTGTCCCCGCCGAAATCAGCATCGGCGTCATAAAGCGCGTCGACCACGTTGTTATAGGCCACTATGGTAAACTTTGTCGCGTCGCCTGCGGTGTCTCCGGTCTTGGCCGCAAGAATGTGAACGATCGCGTCAGCAGTGATATCCATATCGGGCGGGATCATGCCCTTGGTCGCTACCGGAGTCGGGGTGCCGTGATCATTCCACCGGATGCCGAGCCCCTTGGCAGTGACGCAGAATCCGGGCAGGGGATCCTCGGCATCCGCGAACGCGGCCAGCGCGACCCCTGCGTCGGTGATGGTTGGCATGGGGATGGGAATAATTCCCTTGGCGCTAAGCAAGCTCTGGTAGATCTCTGCCAGAGCCGATTCCACTTCTTCCGTGGCCGTAAAGGTCCCTTCATCCAGCACACTGATGGCCGAGGCCGCATGGGCAGCGGTGCCGTCGGCGATATGGGCAGCCGCATCGGACTGCCGAATGGCGGGCTCGATGTCGATCCAGGCGTGGGTTGTGTCGATGTAGGCCGCGATAATGCCGGCAAAAATATCATGGGTTGTATTGCCCACCACATCGACCGTCTGGTCGTCCACCAGGTACACGCTGTCTCCCACGTTGGCGATGGTAATTGCCGTGTCCAGGGTGGCCTTTACCAGGCCGCGCCTGCGCAGGACCACGGACTCGTCGCCGTCGTCTCCATCGGAGTTGTCTACGTGCGCGAGGGCCACCCCCATGAAAAGGAGCCCCGTGGCATCATCGCCGGGTGTGGCATAGCCGTCGGCCCGCACGCATACGAAGCTGCCGGCGAAAATCTCAGTAGCCCGGTATAGCTCGAAGGGCAGCTCCACCCCCTCGGTGTACTGCAGTTCTTTGTCTTCGGTTAATCCTGTCATAATAACCTCCTTTTAGTCGGTTGTTACTTGAAACTGGAAACTGGAAACTTTGCTCTTTCTTCCCAGTTTCAAATTTCAATTTTCAAGTTTCACTCTATTGTATCCCGCCGTATTTCTTAATGTCCTCCGAGGTGTTCCCGAACATCTTGGCCACGTTGAGCACCGCCTCGTCGGCGATCACGTCATCCGCCTTGATTTCCTTTTTGGCCAGGTCTTTCACCGGGACCACTACCGGGGCCTTGGCCACGAAGGTCTTGAACCCTTCCAGGTCCCGCTCCGCGTACTCTGCGGCCCAGTCTTTCTGGTCCGGGGTGATCTTGCCCTCGGCCGTGGCCTTGGCCACGATCCCGTCGGCATCCCGCTTGCGGAGGTCTTTCTGGAGTTTGTCGAAATCCTCCCTGGATACCGTTCCCTTGCCGGTCTGCTTGAGTGCGTGGATGGATGCCACCACGGTCGAAACGCCGTCCGTGTCCTTGAGATCCAGGGCCTCGATTACCTCCTTGGCCACCACCTCTTTGGGTTTTTCCGCGGCCTGCTTTTCCAGGTTCGTGTTCTTAGTAAGCATGGCATCCATTGCCTCAATAACCTGGTCTTCTGTCGCCTCGGCCTTGAGTCCGAGCTTTGCTGTTAATTTTTTTAAAAATTCCATCTTGCCTTCCTCCTTTCGGAATTCTCCGATGTTGAATTTTTTACGGAATTTATCTAATCGCCCGTTGATGATCGAGCGTTCCTCGGGGTTGTATTGGGCCTGGTTATCCTCCCGGCCCCAGTAGCCGGCAGCCGCCCGCGTCTGGGCCGCGTCAGGGCAGGGGTAGCGATAATTCACCGGGTCCAGCCACTCATCGTCGGGCACATGCTCCCACTCGGAAGGCTTGGTTACGTGCCCTCCCTCCTTGATGCCGATCCTGTATTTTCTCGATCGGGCCTCCCTGGCCTCCCGCGCCTCCTCGAGGCTCATCTTGGCCATGATGGGTTTGAGGCTGTTGATTAACGGATCATTGGTGAGTGCCACGTTTTGGATCCTGAATACCCTGCGTGTGCCTTCCTCGAACCAGAAGACCGGGGAAAAATAACGGTACTCGCGATTTTTCAGATATTCCATTGCCCGCGCCGTCCATTCCACGGTCACCCACAGGCCGTCCGTGCCGCGGTCAATCATCCGCTTAATCCAGCCTGCTGCCGGGGCCTGGACATAGTGCATTGTCTGGTGCTCGTAATCGATCACCATGTCGTTTCCCCTGCGCCCGAACGTCTCAATAATCGCTTTGATGCCCTGCTCGTCCAGTATGACCGGGTCCTCCCCTTCCAGCAAAATCTCGCCCAGGGGCAGCAGTTGAAATTCGGCAGCTACTCCCTCGGCCTGCTTGAGAATGTATCCAAATTTCCTCAATCCCATATCACCTCCATCTGATCGCGCAGCCGCGCGTCATATTTTCCCGGGTCCGGCCGCCATTCCTGCACTGCCGGGTTATGCCTGAACCCCGGGTCCGGCTGCAGGTCCGGGACCTGCGTTTCCTCTTTGAGCCCTTCCTCCTTCATCTCCCGGGCTGACACCGAGTTCACCTTGCATCTGCACCGGTACCCATTAGTGGGATACCACGTGCGCCAGAAGGGATGATCGTGGCGGTATATCTTGCCATCGTTCGCCAGGTGGGTCGGGCGCGTGTGCGTGTCGTTCACCGCGTCGTATTCCCAGAAGGGCCTTCTGGCCGCGACCGCCTTCATCTGCTTGTGCCTGCCCACGTTATATGCGGTCTGGTTATTGGTCCTGAAGATATTGTCCAGCCGAAAGGGCGTCATGCCCTGCCAGCCCCGCCGGGCCATGATCTCATCGATCCCCTTGCGGAACTCGAAGAACGTGCCGCCCTCCTCGATGGCCTTCAGGATCTCTCCGTGCAGATCCTGAAGCAGGTCCGCAGAGGCAATGCGCGACACTGTAAAGGCCAGGCTGTCCGCATACGCGCCCACCTCCGCTACCAGGGCCTCGTATTCCGCTGCGCTCATCGGGATCTTATCCCGGAAGAATTCCACCGCCTCGCTAAACGCCATCGCTTTCACGCCCACGCCCCCGCGATAAAATCCGCTATCGAATCGTTGAGATAGTCCACGTCCGAATCCTCCGCGTACATATACGGCCGCGCCGGGATCTCAACGGATTTTTTTAGAATAAAGAGCGGCACGATATCGTCCTCGCCCCTCTTCTGAAAGATGATTCCTTTTGCCACAAAGGTATCGGCAAAGTCCGCGGCCCGCAGCGGCACACGCTTGTCCGCAGGCCCGCCGGGAAACGGTATCGTCAAAGCCTTCCGTTTCTTGGGCCTGATCGTCCCGCCGTAATGGTGTATGGCCGCGTAATCCACCTCGCCCGGGCCGCCTCCTGCGGAGATCTCCGCCGTGCCGGCCGTCTCCTCGTGGGTCAGGCTGGCCTTAAGCCTGCCCGTTCTCTCCTTGAGGGCCGGGCCGGACAGCCGCCTCGATATCTTTCTGACCATGCGCTCGCCGAAATCCGCCAGGGGCATCTTGAGATCCCGCGCCCTGTCGCCCAGGTCATCCAGAACCTTGACGACCGTGTCCTCGCCGCCGATGCGTAACGTCAGCTCCACTAATTACTCCCTTAGGGTCCCGAAGAAACACGGAGGCCGGTGGGGCTGTCCGGTTTCCCCTTGAACAAAGGGTCTGACAGATCTGACCAGACCTCCCCGTCAAAACTCGCCTTTGCAATAAAGACCATCTTCGGGCCTGTTGGATCAAATCCAGGCAGTGCATGGTGCACCGAACCATCAGTGGCGGCAGGTTCAACCGGCTGCTCCACGTCATTGATTATTACGATTACATACTGGACACCGGGATTCGGGTCGCTTACCAGCTGATAGGTTTGGCCGAACGCCAGTGCCGGGAGCAAAAGCGCCATAAGGCAAAAGCCCACGAATGCGTAAAATAATGATCTCATGTCTCCCTCCTTTTTTTAATGGGTTCAGCGTTCTGGGTTCAGCGTTCTGGGTTCAACGTTGAGCCTCTCCACCTTTGAACCCTTGAACCTTTGAACCTCTGAACCTTCTTTTTCTTTCCTTTGCCGCGTCCGCCGCGCCCGCAAGGGCCGCAGTGGCCAGGGCGTCGCGCAGCAATTTTTCCAGGTCATCCGGGTCCAGGTCCCTGTATATCTCAAAGATCCGGTCCCGCAATTCCTCTAGACTCGAGCTGGATTCGATCAGCTTGCGGACCGGCCCGTCTATCCCTTTCCATGCCGCGTCCGCAAGGCCCAGGGAATCGTCCGCGAGCTCCTCCAATTCCTGCTGCTCGGCGTCAAATTGAGGCCCAGGGTCGTCCTTTGCCGTGAGACGCGTATGATTAGACGTTTTTGCCCCGGTTCTCGCAGCCTGGGCAGGATTTGCCCGCTTCATGGCGGTCTGGCCGGGTATCATGGGCTGTAAAATCGTCTGGTCGTCTTCCGGCAGCGGGATCCCGAACCGGTCGCTCACGTGCTCGGCGGAAACCGGCTGGCCGAATCCGATCACGTTTTTATATACCTCGCTCAGGCTCTTGAGATCCTCCCGCTCATTCCAGATCGCGGCATATCCGGGTACCGGCGTGTCCCATCCGAAGTTGAATCCCACCATCGGCCGGATAAGCTGGTACCGCACCGTGGCGGCCGAGGTCCGCGTGTCCGCCTTGGCCAGGTCGATCCGCACCTCGTTGTGGGTCCTGGCTGCCGCATAGGAGCCCACGTCGCCCACGTCCGCGGTCAGGGTC